ACAAAATCTAATTAAAACATGGCGTAAGAAACATTAATTTCTCCAGGCGTTCTTATAAGAGAGAACGACTTATCACAAATAACTCAATTGCCACCAACTGTTGGTTTGGCATTAGTTGGCCCAACAGTTAAAGGACAACCAAACATCCCTACTGTAGTTACTTCATATAGTGACTATATTAATAGATTTGGTGGTTCATTTACAAGTGGTGGTGCTAATTATGAGTTTTTAACTTCAGTAACAGCTTATAATTACTTCCAACAAGGTGGAACTAGCATTTTAGTAACAAGAGTTACTAGCGGTTCATTTAGCCCTGCTTCTGCTAGCGTATTAATATCAGGTAGTTCAGTAGCAGTACCAACAGCTTCATTTGTTTTAGAAACATTGAATGTTGGTGTAATGGCTAATAACACTAGTTCTATTTTAAGTAATGGTTCTTTATTTAGTGGTTCTCAAGAAAACATTAGATGGGAAGTTAGAAATGTAAACACAGGAAGCGGTACATTTACTTTATTAGTTCATCGTGGTGATGATAATACTAACACTCCTGTTATATTAGAAACATATACAAACGTATCATTAGATCCTAACTCAATTAATTATATTGAATCTGTAATTGGTAACCAATCTAAAACAGTTCAGTATGATGCTGATATGGGTGGATTTTATATTAAAATTTCTGGTGACTATCCAAACAATAGCCGCTATGTAAGAGTTAAATCTGTTGATAAACCAACCCCTAATTATTTAAATAATGCAGGTGGTGTAGGCGTAGATACAGCAGGAAATAGCTACTCAGCTTCATTACCATTTGCTGGTAGTGGTTCTTATGGTGGATCATTTGCTGGTGCTTCAGGTAATGATATTCCTTATGTTGGTTCTACTTTATTCGGTAACATAGGAACAACAACTCAAGGTTTAATTTCAGATAACTATGCTACAGCAAGCAATATTTTAGCAAATAAAGATGAGTATGATTATGAATTATTAGTAACTCCAGGTCTAATTAAAAACCAACATACAGCTGTAGCTGATTTTATCGCTAATGCTGAAGCAAGAGGTGATTACTTTTATATCGCTGATCTAGTACCTTATAACTCATCTATTGGAACTCCAGTAACTGCTGCTTCTAGTATGGATACTAACTATGCAGGTGCTTATTGGCCTTGGGTACAAGTATTATCTCAAGAAACTGGTAAGTTAGTTTGGGCGCCAGCATCAACAATTATGGCTGGTGTTTATGCTTTTAATGATAATGTAAGTGCTGAATGGTTCGCACCAGCAGGTTTAAATCGTGGTGGATTAGGTGGTGTTGTTCAAGCAGAAAGAAAATTATCTCCAACTAATCGTGATAATTTATATGCTGGTAAAGTTAACCCAATTGCTACTTTCCCTAATGTGGGTGTTACAGCATTTGGTCAAAAGACATTACAGCAAAAAGCTAGTGCTTTAGATAGAATTAACGTTCGTAGATTATTAATCGCTTTAAAACGCTACATTGGTAATGTTTCTAAGACATTAATATTCGAGCAAAATACAACTGTAACAAGAAATAGATTCTTATCTCAAGTTACTCCATACTTAGAAAGTGTACAACAAAGACAAGGTTTATATGCTTTCAAAGTAGTAATGGATGAAACAAATAACACTCCAGATGTAATTGATAGAAATCAGTTAGTAGGTCAAATTTATTTACAACCAACTAGAACAGCTGAATTTATCTTATTAGATTTCAATATCTTACCAACTGGCGTAGAATTCGGATCTTAATAAACTAAATTAATGGAAAATAAAAAATTACAAGAGTTTGACAATGACGTAGCAGCAGATAAAGCTGCTGCGTCTGTTGAACCTTCTTTAACTAAATTAGCTTCTGCTGTTAAAGACGCTAAAGATTTCTCTAGAGTGTTAGAAGCAATAGCTAAATGGTTACAAAGAAAAAAAGGATCTCAATTATCAAGTCTTGATAGTAACCAAAACTATAAACTAGTATTGTCCTACTTAAACAAGATGCAATCAGATGTTGAAGATAGTAAAAAACAACCTCAACAACCAGTTGTTCAAAAATAAAAATTATTAATATTTATATTAAACAGTAAATAACATGGCAGTATTAGACCCAACAGAAGTAATGTTTACAGCATTTGAACCAAAAGTTCAGAATCGCTTCTTAATGTATATAGATGGTATACCATCATACTTAATTAAAAAAGCAACTTCACCTTCATTTAACGCTGGTGAAATTGTATTAGATCATATCAACGTTTACCGTAAAGTAAAAGGTAAAGTAAGATGGAACGATATGACTTTAGAAATGTACGATCCTGTAACTCCAAGCGGTGCTCAAGCAGTAATGGAATGGGCTCGTTTAGCACACGAATCAGTAACAGGTAGAGATGGATACAGCGATTTCTATAAAAAAGATTTACGTTTAGATATCTTAGGACCAGTTGGTGATGTAGTTGGTGAATGGATCATTAAAGGTGCTTATGTTAAAGAAGCTAACTTTGGTGAATTCGATTGGGCTAACGAAGCTTATGTAAGCATCAATACAACAATAGCAATGGATTATTGCATCTTAAACTACTAATTAAGTTTAAACATATTAAAGAGCCGTCCAAATGGACGGCTTTTTTTATTCTTATATATTTATATATATAAAACAATAAAAACGTTATGGAACAAAAGTTCAAGTACCCAACAGAACAAATCGAATTACCATCTAAGGGTTTAATTTATCCCACAGAATCCCCATTATCTAAAGGTGTTATTGAAATGAAGTATATGACCGCTAAGGAAGAAGATATTCTTTCTAACGCTAACTTTATTCGTCAAGGAACCGTTATTGATAAGTTATTACAATCAATGATTGTAACACCAGGTGTTGATTATAACTTATTATTGAATGGAGATAAAAATGCTATATTAATAGCTGCTCGTATTTTAGGTTATGGTAAAGACTATGAGTTTACTTATTCTGATCCAACAACAGGAGCAATGGATAAAGCTACTGCTGATTTAACAACATTAGAACCCAAACCAATAGATGAATCATTATTCACACCAGGTAAAAATGAATTTAACTTTGAATTACCATTCTCTAAAGTAATGGTTACATTTAAGTTATTAACACATGGTGATGAAAATAAAATTGAAAAAGAAATTAAAGGTTTAGAAAAAATTAACGCACAAGGTTCATACGATGTTACTACACGTTTAAAACATACCCTTATAGCAGTTAATGGTGATAGAGATACAGCTACAGTTAGAGAATTTTCTGATAATATGCTAGCAAGAGATGTTAAAGCATTACGTGCTCAAATTAATAAAGTAATGCCAGATGTTAATATGAAAGTAGATGCTGTAAGATCTAATGGCGATGTAGTGGAGGGCATCGATTTACCAATAGGAGTTAGCTTTTTTTGGCCTGACTCCGGAGTATAAGAAAGTTATACTAGACGAAATATTTATTCTTTGTTATGGTAGTCATGGTGGTTATACACATGATGAAGTATATAATATGCCTATAAGATATAGAAAGTATTACATACAACGTTTAAATGAAACTATAGAACAACAGAACCAACAAATGGATCAAAAGTTCAATATGAATAGTACAGAAACATTAGAACCATCTAAAAAACAAGCACCACCATTACCAATACCAGATTTCGCAACTAAAACAAGAGCGCCTAAAAAATAGGCGCTCTCATATTTATACCCGATAAATTGTAAATATTATACATGGCTACTCCAGAAGAAGTACAATTACAGGATCAATTAAATGATGAATTAAGAGTAACAAATAATACTCTTACTTCAATCGCTAATAACTTGAATGAACAATTTAAGTTACAGCAAAAAATTAATAAAGAAGTAGACAAAACAGCTAATGACTACTATAAAGACATAGCTAGAAGTCTTAAAATGTCAGCTAAAGAAGTATTTACTATAGCTGAAAATCAGGAAGCACTAAGCCGTGGTGCTATTAGATCAAAAGATATTCAGGCTCAAATTACTAAATCATTAAGAGAACAAAACAAAGCAACTGAAACATTTAAACTATTAGAACAACAAATTGGTAGTTTAACTAAAGAAGAAGCTCAATGGAGACAAGATGCATTACAAGCATCTAAAGATCAAGTAGATACTTTAAAAGCACAATTTGATGAAGCTAAAAAGATTGAAAAAACAGCTGGTTTAACTGCTAAAATATTTGAAGGATTAAAAGATATTCCTTTTGTAAATAAGTTAATTGACGCTGAAAAAATTACAGAGGCTATATACGAAAATGCTGCTAAGAATAAAAGCGCTTGGAAAGCATTTGGAGCTGGATTATCAGCTACATTTAGTCAAATAACATCAAAACTTAAAGATCCTTTAGTTGTATTAGGTTTAACATTTACTCTTTATAAAAAGATATATGATTTAACTAAAGAGCATGATGAACTATTAACTAAAACAGGTCGACAACTTGCTATAAATAAAGAACAAGTTCAAGGCATGTATGAGAATTACTTTAAGTATTCTACTACAGCTCATGATGCTTTTGTTACTGGAGAACGTTTATTAAAATCTCAATTAGAATTAAATGAAGCATTAGGTACCATGGTTGACTATGGTGCTCAAAGTGCGGATACATTTGCTCGTTTAACTCATTTCTATGGTTTAAGTGCTGAACAAGCAGGTAAATTAGAAGAATTAGGTAGAGAACAAGGAAAAACATCTGCTGACATTCTTAATTCTACAATCAAAACAGCAGCTCAACAAAAATTACAATTTGGTGGAGCAATTAGTTATCAAAATGTATTAAAGAAAGTAAGTGGTGTTAGTGGTGAAATATTAACTAAATTTAAAGGCAATACAGATGCTTTAGTAGCGGCTGTAATGCAAGCAGATAGATTAGGATTAACATTAGAACAAGTAGACAAAATTGGTGAATCATTACTTAATTTTGAATCATCAATTGAAAATGAACTTAAAGCAGAATTATTAACTGGTAAAGCAATTAATCTAGAAAAAGCTAGATCAGCAGCATTATCAGGTAATACAGCTGACTTAACTAAAGAAATAGTTAAGCAAGTAGGTAGTATGCATGAGTTTGAAAAAATGAATGTTATTCAAAGAAAAGCATATGCTGAAGCATTTGGAATGTCTGTTAGTGAGATGGGTGATATGCTTCGTAAACAAGAATTTGAAGCCCAACTAGGTGATAAAATTAAAGCATCAGCTGAAGAACAACTTAAGTATGCTCAAGAACATGGTATAGCTATGTCAGACGCTATTAAGCAATCTCTTGAACAAAGAAGTTTAGCTGAAGAACAAAAAGAAATTTTTGATAAATTAAGAGATATTATCCGTAAGATAACATCTGGACCAATGCTTCAATTCTTCCATTTAATAGAAAAATCACTTCATGGTGTAACTAAAATAATTGAAGGATTTGGTAAAATAACAGGTGGAGCTTTAGGTAGCGCTTTAGGAGCTGCTATTCTAGGATTACCAGCAGCATTAGCTGTATTTAGATTAGGTAGTAGTTTATTTATGCCTAAACCAACAGGTAGAGGTAATGATCCTATTGCTATGTACCAAGTAGGAGGACCTATGGGTGCTGGTGGGGCTAAAAATTTTGTTCCTGGATTAGGATTTACAGGAGGTACACTTCCAGGAGGTATAAGACAAAACTCAGCAGGAAGATATATTGGAGCTGATGGTCGTTTTGTATCAGGAGAAGCAGTAACAGCCGCTCAAACGCAACAAAGAGGTATGGCTATGAGAAATATGAAAATTGGAGGAGGATTAGCTATAGGAGGAATGGCATTATCAGGTATAGCATCAGGTATGGAAGAAGGTGGTGGTAAACAAGCTATGGGTGTATTAGGACACACAGCTAGTTACGCAGGTATGGGTATGATGTTTGGACCATGGGGTGCTGCTATTGGAGGTTTAGTAGGTTTAGGTATGGGATTATTTAGTTTATCTAAAGAAAATGAAGAGCGTAGAAAACAAGAAGCTGAACAAGCTAAAGCTGCTCAACAAGCAACTGCTGATGCTTTAGAAGCATTATCTGTTAGACCTATTAACTTAAATATGAATAACCAAACAATATCTAACTGGAATACATATTCTCAACAAAATGGCGCTAATCCTAAATTAGCTTAAATTAATTAAATATTTATATAAAACAACGAATCATGGCATTATTCGATAAATTAAAAGACGGATTATTAGGTTTAAAAGGAAAAGCTGGCTTTGTTAAGCCAACTCCTGATAAAACTAATGCTAAAGCATCTATTTTAGATAATGATGGTAAAACACCACTTCAATATTCTAAAGTATTAGGCTCTACTAATAGTAGTAAATCAACATTTTCATCTAACTCAGGATTTACATTAGATAAAAGATTACCATTCAGTCAATTAGGATTAGGAGGTAAAAAAGGTGATACTTTTGAAAGTGTAGACCAACAATCAACTTCAGATATTCAAGCGTTAGCTAAAAATAATCAAATACAAGGTTCACAAGACTTAATTACTGGTAGAAAATATGGTAAAGGAAGATTCACAACCTTTGTTCCTGCTTCTAAATTAGATAATAACGGAATACCAGTAGGTAAAATATATAAAGATAAAGGTCCTAAAGAAGGAAGATACTAAACCAAAGTTGTAAATGCCATTTTCAAATCTAAATAGCAATTGGTCTAATCTAGCTCAGTATTATAACAATCCTGCTAGTTTTAAACAAACATCAAAACCCTCTCAACCAAGTTTAAAGTATGTTGGGTTTGATGATGGTTTAATTAGAGGAGGAATTGTAAACACAGGTATATCTGTAATTAGAGATGTAGCTCGTGTTGGTAAATTTTTCCTATCAGGAAAAGGTTTATTATTCTCAGCTAAACAATTTGGTCTACAGATGTCTAATCCAAGATTAGAATCTAAGATAGATACAGGAGATGTAAGCGGAATTGTACCTTACAAACCAATAGGACCAACTCGTATATTCAATGCTGGTATTAATGAATTAGCTAGTGTAGCAGGTAATGCTTTTGGTTTACATTTTGATAGAGCAGGCTTATTTCCAATCATTCCAGATGATCAAAAATATGAAGCAGTAGTTAAGTATAATAATTTTAACGCAGCTGGTGTTAAAAATATGACATCTACTAAAGATTCAACAAACAGATTAGTTAGATATGCTTATCTTATAAATAACGCTCCATTTACTAGAAAATTAGAATTAGATAAATACCAAGGTGGTGCTCAATCTGTATATGGATTATATCCAAAAACTACTATTACTACAGCTGATATAAGAACTACAACTGCTGATATTACAGACGGAGACAGTAGTACATTCCCTCCAAAACAAACAACTATTAGAATTCCAGGTAGCAAAACAATAGCAAGTGCTACTCCAACAAGTGATTTAAAACTTAGAAATTCTAATTTAGAAGCACAATTAAGTTCTTCAATTAGTCCTCATAATAAAGATATTGCTAGTAAAAATATTGAAAAACGTTTAGGTGTATCTAATAAAAATAATGTAGATGCTATAAATGTTATTAATGTAACTGATAGTAAAACTTTCTATAGTAATTCATCTAGCGCTTTAAAATTAGCATCTGCAGCATTAAATAGAACAGATGTAGATGGATATTATGGAAGAGATATAATTAAATTTAGACTTGAATTTTTAAATAATGATAATCCTGTTTCAGGAGGAAGTATCAATACAGATGTATTAGCATTTAGAGCATACATTAATGAATTTTCAGATGGTATGAATGCTAAATGGGATTCATATCGTTATATGGGTAGAGGTGAAGAATTTTATGTTTATAATGGATTTACAAGAGATATAAGTGTAGGATTTACTATATTTGCTCACTCACCAAAAGAAATGGCTCCGCTTTATAATAAACTAAATTATTTAATGTCTACTTTTGCTCCTGATTACTCTCCTAATTTAAAAATGAGAGGAAATATAGGCTATTTAACAATAGGTGATTACATTTACAGACAGCCAGGTATATTCACTGATATTAAGCTATCAAACATGTTAGATACATCTTGGGAAATTGCTATGAATGATGATAAAGACCAATATGAAATACCTAAACATATTAATGTAGGCATGTCATTCAAACCTATCCATACATTCTTGCCAAGACGTGTACAAGCAGGTAAATACAATAATACACCATTTATTACTCCAGATAAGAACGCTTATCCTGAAGCAGGTGTTACTAACAAATACTTGACTTAATTTAAATTTCAACTAAAGTCATATTTATTATCATGGATCGCTATGATAATAACGCTATAATTCAAACTGTACCTAGTGTGCAGTATCCTAAAATCACTCGATATCGTTCGTCAACACGTTATCCTGATATTCCATTATCAGAAGATGATGTATTTTTATTAACTATTCGTGGTGATAGATTAGATAATTTAGCCCATCAATTTTATGGAGACGCTACATTATGGTGGATATTATCTGTAGCTAATCCAGATTTACCAAATGATTCGTTATATCCTTCTCTTGGTTTTCAATTAAGAATTCCAAGTAATGTGACTCAAATATTAAGCGATTTTGAACAATTAAATAGCTAAAAAGTGTTATGTCTATATTTAAAAGTACCCTTAAACCTGAAATAGCATCTCAGTTAAAAGCTCGTGAAAAAGTAATTTCATCAGACTCTAGAGGAGCTGATTTTTTACGTTATACAACAGGAAAAAATTCTTGGGTACGAATGACATCATTTGTTGATTATGATGCTAAAAAATTCGAGAATGGAAAACTAGTTAAAGATGTTAAATTTAACTACGCTGGTGACCAATTAGCTAAAAAATATGTTTTAGAAGGAGGTACACTTTATTCTCCAGCAGTTGATACTTTTAAATTAAGAGCAGGTGTTGGTAAGATAGATGGTGTATATGGTAGTAATATAGATAAAATAAGTGCTAATCCTACTGATAATAAAGTAGACAGAATGTATGGTCTAAGACCAATGCCTGGTATTACTTCAGTTAATATATCAAGTAAATCAGCTTATGGTTCATTAAGAGAAGCAGTGGTACAATTTTATGCCTGGGATAAACACCAATTGGAAGAATTAGAAATTCTATTTATGCGTACTGGTTATACAGTACTATTAGAATGGGGTTGGTCTCAATATATTGATCATGATAATTCTACTAACATAAATGATTATCCTAATATTAAAGGAGTAAAAAATTATGATAAGAATCCTATTTCTGCTTTTGATCCAAAAATAACTGATCAAATTATATATAATAACATAGATAAAACAGTAGATGCTACTAAAGGCAACTATGATGCTTTATTAGGATATATTAAAAACTTTTCTTGGCAATTAATGCCTAATGGAGGTTTTCAATGTAGTACAACATTAATATCTAGAGGTGAAACTATAGAAGGAATTAAAGCTAGTAGTAACCCAAATATCATCTTAGGATCATATGAAGAACCTAATAATGCTCTTTCTCCAACTGAGACTGAAAAACCAATGTATAGTAATTTTGAGAAAATATTCTTAAATCTTATAGCTCACGCTAACGAAACTGAATTCATTGGAAATCTTTTATATGGTGATAACTCATCAGCTTCAGGTAGCCTTTATGTTAAAGGAATAGATAATAAACCTTTAGTAGAACAAGCAGATAGAATAGTAGAAGATATTAATAAACGATTAATGTCTAGTACTCAAAGAATTATTGATGGAACTTGGGATAATTATAGCATAAAACAAACAGTTTTAGATACTTTAGAAAATAGATTGCTAGTAAAATTAGCTGAAGGAACTACAGAAGGTACAGGTATTGAATATATTTCACTAAATACTTTTGTAGCTATTTTAAATGAATTTTTTATATACAAAAATACTAAAACAAATACTCCCGCTGTTGAAATTATTTTACCTGGAGTTACTCCATGTTTAGCTAGTGAAGATTCTATTAGTATAGACCCAACAACATGTATAATTAAAAATAGTAAAGCTAGCTTTATTACTAATTTAACTGAAGGATTTTCTCCACAAGTTTTTGGACAATATAATAACCAAACAATTAGTGGAACAACAGTTAACTATATGGCTAATATGCCTGAATTCTTAGCATCAGGTACTACTAATATTGGTCTAACAGGAATCATATTTGTCTCAATAAATAAAATTATTAACATATATAGAAATTTATCAGGAGGATCTGATGGAGTTGATGTTATTGATTTATTACAAGAGGTTTTAGATGCTGTTTCTTTTGCTTTAGGAGGAATAAATGACTTTAAATTATATTCAAATAGAAATATTATACAAATAATTGATACTAAATACTTTGAAAAAGCAACTAAAGAAAGTAAATTCAAATTTGATTTAATTGGATTAAAAAGTATTTGTAGAGATGTTAAAATAAACTCTCGTATATTTGCTGAACAATCAAATATGATAGCAATTGGAGCTGGTACATCAGGAGGAAATCAAGGTAATTTAGGAGATGTATATGCTTCAACACAAAATTACTTTAATAGAGGATTAAAAGATAGAGTAATATCATTATCATATGAAGATACTTCTAATCAAAAATTACAAGTAGGTTCAACAGAGATTAGTGGTAGTGAACTTTATTATTTTAATATATTTAGAAATATTGATTCTTTAAGCAACTATATTTATTATTATGTTTTAGGAAAACAACAAGGTACTAATTATGTAACTAAAGTACCTCAAAGTAATCAAGTTATAAATGCTGGAAGTTTATTAAAAACATGCCATTACCAATTAAATGGTAAGGATGTTGACTTTAAAGCATTAATTCCTTTTGAATTAGAAATCACTCTTGATGGTATAGGTGGTTTAGTTATTGGGCAAATTTTTACAGTTGATAAATCAATATTACCTAGAGATTATTACAATAAAAACTTAGGATTTATTATTACAGGTATAGCCCATTCTTTACAGAATAATGACTGGATTACAACTGTTAAAACTCAAATATGTTTATTAGAAAATGATAAGATAGCTGAAAAAGAAGGATATGGTATTGATAAAAATAAATTAAAAGAAAATATTCAAAAAATTCGAGTTAGTCAATCTCAAAATGGTTATTTAATGTGTGCTATAGCTGATTATTTAGTTAATAGATACACATATATTATTTCTAAAGTAGAAGGAGGTAAAAAAATACCTAGTTTTGATTACGACTTAATTACTTATTTAAACGGTAATATAGAAGGTCTTAAAAAAGACGCTGATAAGATAAAATTTATTATAGATTGGTTACCATCAACAGAAAGTGATATTGAATCATATCTTAAAACATGGTATGCTTTTGGTAAAACAAAAAATGCTCCTAACTACCCTGCTACTTATGATGAATTTATAAAACCATCAGGCGGAGGAACATCATCTACATTATATAGAGATATTAATAATATTTTATTAAATGATATGGTTGGTAATGCTGATGCTGTAAGAAGAGGAAGTACAAAAGAAGAAAATTTAAAAGGAGCATTTGAGTCAACTTTTCTTTCTTATGCTTTAAACGTTAATAAAGCCCCTGCATTACCTATTAAAATTGAAATATCAGCTGCAGGAACTGCTAAACAAGGTCTTGAACCATGGTATACAACTGTTGATCATGTTAGTGTAAGTTCTAATACTAGAATAGCACATCAAAATGGATCATTCACTGATTATTATGTTATGCCTTCAGATTCATTTAATATGTTATGGACTTTATTTTATAATTTAGCTAACAACGCGGCACAATATAATCCTAATTTTAGTATTTATAAGGGTCCTGCTTTAAGTGATCCTAATTTTAAAACAGGAGCTTTTGCTGCTATTAATTTAGAAAAACCATTTAAAATTGTTAAAGAATCATTAGTTAAGTAATGTATATACCTGAATCATATATAATAGAAACTGGATACGATCAAAATAATAATTTTGTAGTGGCTAGTTCTCAATCTCCATATTCAGGTTATTATCATAAAGATAAAGATAATAGATATTGGTCTGGTGAAACTCATACTGATAATTCTTTATTATTAACTCGTATTTCAACTGACAAACTTTTAAGTGATGATTTTTTACTTAAAAGCAATATTATTACTTATGGCTTTACTTCAAAGTATGATACTATATTAGATACTAAGTTGTATGAAGGAGATTTTGTTCAACCAACAATAGATGATTATACTAAAGGATATTACACTCGTTATTTCGCTCAACTAAAAACTTCAAACACTGTAGTTGAATTAAATGAAGATAACTATAATGAATTAATAGGTAATAGAACTTATCTTATTTCATACAACACAGCTTCTATAATTTGGAAATTATCAGGTGTGTTAAATGATATATATAGAGATAATATAAGAGTAGAAGCTGGGATTAAAGATACTAATACACGTTCAATCCAAGATGCTAAGAGAAGTATACCAAATTTAGATTTATATGTAACTGATCCATCACAGTATGCTAAACCATTAGCTACTACAAATTCACTACTTCAGTATAAATCTTTTGTTGATTTAGGTGTTATACCTACAGAAATAGATATGTCTGTTTCTTTATTACCATCTACATCTGTAACTCCATCAATAAGTAATACTCCAAGTGCTACACCTTCAATAAGTGCTTCAAGTACTCCAAGTGCTACTCCTTCATCAACACCAAGTAATACACCTAGTAACACACCTAGTGTGACACCTAGTTTAAGTGAAACTCCGAGTACAACACCAAGTTCAACTCCAAGTAATACTCCATCTAATACTCCGAGCAATACTCCATCTAATACTCCAAGTACTAGTTTGAGTAACACTCCAACTCCTTCAAACACACCTAGTAATACTCCGTCTAACACTCCTAGTAACACACCTAGTGTAACACCTAGTTTAAGTGAAAGTCCAAGTACTACTCCAAGTAATACTCCAAGTGCTACACCTAGTAACACACCAAGTATTAGTCTAAGTAATAGTGCTACACCTAGTGTAACACCTACTTCTACTCCATCTAATACTCCAAGTAATACACCAAGTAACACTCCGAGTAACACTCCTAGTTTAAGTGAAAGTCCAAGTGCTACACCTTCTAATACTCCTAGTTCAACACCTTCTAACACTCCAAGTGTTAGTTTAAGTAATAGTGTCACTCCAAGTACAACACCAAGTAATACTCCTAGTACAAGTTTAAGTAACACACCTACACCAAGTAATACTCCGAGCAACACTCCAAGTAATACTCCAAGTATTAGTGTAAGCAACAGTGCTACTCCATCTAATACTCCAAGTAACACTCCTAGCAATACTCCAAGTGTAACACCTAGCATTAGTGTAAGTAATAGTGCTACACCTTCAAACACACCAAGTAACACACCTAGTGTTACTCCAAGTTTAAGTTTAAGCAATAGTGCTACTCCAAGTGTGACCCCAAGTAATACTCCATCTAATACTCCAAGTACTAGCTTGAGTAATACACCTACACCTAGTAACACACCTTCAAACACACCAAGTACTAGTTTGAGTAACACACCAACTCCATCTAATACTCCAAGTAATACTCCTTCTAACACACCAACACCAAGTAATACTCCAAGTAATACTCCGAGCAACACTCCAAGTAATACTCCTACTCCAAGTAATACTCCGAGCAATACTCCATCTAACACCCCTAGTAATACACCTACACCAAGTAATACTCCGTCTAATACACCAAGTAGAACCCCTAGCAACACACCTACTCCTAGTAATACACCGAGTAATACTCCGTCTAACACACCTAGTAATACTCCAACCCCTTCAACTTCAACTGTAGGTATTACACTTAGTACAACAGCAGGATGTGATGGTGGTGCTAATACAGGTACTGTGTATGCACATAACTTTAATGGAGGTACTAATAGCTTTGATTATATAGCTATAAGTGCAACTTCACCAACAGACGCTATTAATAAGTTAGATAACTCAGGCACTAGAACATTTATAGGTGGAGCTACTGAGTATACATTTACTGGATTATATAATGCTACTTTCTATGTTGCTATTATGGATACAGCAGGTAATAAAGGAGTAAGTACAGGAGTTTCAGTTTATTGTATAGACCCATCACCAACTCCAAGTACAACACCAAGTTCTACTCCAAGTAACACTCCAAGTGTGACTCCATCACCTTCAACAACTTATAATTACTACTATGTTGAAGTTTATAGTTGTGGAATTGGTTGTGAGTATGGAGCTCAATATTATGCGTATGCTAAATTCCCTAGTAACTACTCAGCAGTAGTAGGTAAATTCTATTTACAAGCTAGTGGATTCCAAGACTATTCTTATAAGATAATTAATGCTGTTGGAGTTCAAGCTTCAGGAACATTATGTGGTACAACACCTTATGATACATGTTATGCTGCTTGTGGTACAACACCTCCAAGTGCTACACCAAGTTCAACACCAACACCTACTCCAACTCCATCTCCTTCTCCAGCAGCTGGATATGATTTCTATTACGCTGATACTTATGACTGTTTAGATTGTTCAGCTTCTGTAGATACTATATTAGTTGCATTTGCAGCGGGTAGTTCAGTTACATTAAATAGATTCTATTTACCTGAAGGAGGACCTGATGGATTAGCTTACAGAGTAACTTCTACAGCTTCATCAGGTGTGGCTTATATATTAACAACATCATTTGGATCATTTACAACTTGTAATTTTGCTTGTGCTCAATAAAATAAAATATAATGATTAGATTAACTGTTAATTATAATGTTAGAGGAAATATAAAAATTGCATATTTTGTTGTTCCTGCCTCATCTATAGAACAAGCTAAAATATTAGTTAATGATGATATTAATCGTCTTTTAACTAAAACTGGTGGTACTTTAATTTCTATAGAATAGTTTGTCTACCTAAGATCCTCACTATATATTTAACCTAATAAATAAAGGTTATGTATTATATAGTAGAAACAAATGAGCAACTAGATAAGTTATCTCAATATAATCCTGAGGCGTGTTTTATTAATATTATTACAACAAATGATAGTCGTCATCCATCATTAACTAAACCATGTTTAGTATATTATAATGATGGAGATAAAGGTTATATGTTGCCTATAGATCATAGTGAGGCATTTAAATTAGATTGGGGAACAGTTAAAAAATTTATTTCCAGTTTCAGTAAAGTTCATGTGCTAGATAAAAAATATCACTTATATTTTCTATCAGGTGATAATTTAGTAGATGATAATTTTCATGGTTATATAGATGAAGCACAATTTGATACTCAAGTTCATATTGATTTCAATCATGAAAAATATTACATCAATGAACTAAATACACTCATACCAATATCTAAACATTATGAGAAATGGGAGCGTATATACGCATCAATGATTGAAAAAGGTCGTTTTACTAAATGGTTACCTAATAATGATTTTTTAAATAATTCATTTACTAATGTTTTTTATCAAATTGAGAAAAATGGTATAGGTATTGATCCACGTAAGTTTAATAAACATTTTGAAGTTAATTGGAAAGATAATTCGATTTACGGGAATACAGTATTTACTCAATATAATCTATATAATTTAACTAACCGCCCGTCAAACGCCTTTAATGGCGTTAATTTCGCCGCTTTACCTAAGGACGGTGCACGTGAATCATTTGAACCAAATAATTACATATTTGTTGAATTTGATTATAGTGCTTACCATCCACGAATAATTGCTAAGGCAATTGGATATAAATTTGAAGGTGATCCATATGATGAAGTGCCTAAGGAAATAATGTTTCAAAACTTATATGGAGGTATTAGAGATGAATACGCATGGTTTCCATTTTTCTCTGAATTAACTAAATGGTTAGATGAACAATGGGATGAATTTTTAGGAACAAATAGACTAAAATTACCATGGGGTTCTAACATATATAAGGTTAAAATTGAAAAACCAAACAAAAATAAAATATTAAGTTATCTAATCCAGGCATATGAAACGTATTATAATACAATAACATTAGAACGTGTATTAAAACTATTAGAAGGTAAAAAAACTAAAATAGTGATGTACACTTATGATTCAATTCTATTGGATGTGGCTAAGGAAGATATTAAAACATTATTACCAAAAATTAAACAAGAATTAGAAGCCGATGGATTTCCGACGCGAATGAGTGTAGGTGAGAATTACGGCGCTTTAGTAAAAAAATAACATATTTATGACATGGAATTTAACCATAGAAGAATTGGCAAACAAGTTATTCGCAACCTTCTCAAAGAAGGAAGACATAGAAAAAACATTAGAGGTTATAACTGGCCGCTACAATATCTTATACAATAAGATTTTTATCTTAGAATCAAAAGATAGCGAAGAGTATATATGCACCTATAACATTGATCCAGGTAATCTGAGCACAACATCAGTTTTACCTAATACTATCTTATTGCATCGCAAAAAAGAATCAAACACGTTATATACAATTAACGCTCTAAACGCGTTAGTTAAGACATTAAACAATGGTTATGCCGATCCAAGCTACAAAGTAGAATGGAACGATTATAAAAATACAATATTGCTTACTCAGGGTTTTGATCAACTGAGAACATTAGAAACAACTATTTT